ATGCTACTGCCTTAACACATTGGGATAGCGATATTGCCTATGGAAATAACTTATTTTTAGATTACAACGACTCGTCTTTTGAAGAGTCAATTGGTCGTTGGTCAGCAACTAACGGCACTCTAGCTGTATGTACTTACGCAAACACGTTATCTACTTTAGGAGAAGCAATCCCTGCAGTTGTCCCAAACCTATTTAACAGAGATTACCCACTACGCTCAACTTCTGTAGGGGTAGTAACAGCAAGCAGCACTAGTGATATAACTTTACGTTGTCCAGGAGCTTCTGCTAGTTCAATTCTTTATGGAATCCCAGTTACTGCCGGAGTAAACTATGTATTTAAGGGTTACATTCGGGCTATTACTAATAACTACACTGCAGTAGCAAAAATACAATGGTTTGATAGTGCAGGTGCATCTATCTCTACAACTGCATCTGGACCAACAGTTACCGCAGGAACAGGTTTTTGGGCTAACTTTGCATCTATATCAACTACTGTAGAGGGAGGGTTTACTGCACCCGCGGGCGCAACGCATGCAAAACCCACATTAGTTATAACTCCAACTGCTACAAGCGATAAATTTGTATTAGACATGCTTCAATTTAGAGCTTTGCCTGCAATTGAAATATCTCCTATAGCTAAACTTCCTGGGTATACCTACGAGGACGCCCGCTTAGTAAAATTAAAAATTAATCCTGATCTTTCAAATATAATTCCAAACTCAAACTTTGTTAACGGCATTGGCGGTTGGGAACCTTTTAACGCTGAAGTTGTTCATCAAAATTTTGCTGCGGGACAAGACGGAGTAAAGTTAACCGCTCTGTCAGATGGTCGAGTAGGGTTTGTATCTGACTGGATTCAAACAGCGCCAGGAAGTCCTCATAGTTTTTCTGTATTTGTAAAGGGACCTGCAAGAACAGCTAAGTCTCGTATTGAGTTCTCAGCTCCTCAAACTGAGGAAGAACAAACATCTGTATTAACAGATGCTGATGGAAAGTTCTTTAAAAAAGAACCTTACTTTGCTGATAGTGAAAGCATTACGTTAAATGCAACTACTTTTACTAAAACAACAGTTACTGCAGTATCAGCGGTAGAAACTCCAGACTATGGTAAGCCTGTAGGAAAGGTTTCTGTATACATAGACAACGCTCAATTGGGCGACGTCTTTTACATTACTTACCCTATTTTAACTCAATCTTCTACCCCTCAAGATTGGTTCTGTGGAAGTAACGGAATAACTTTTAGCGACCCTAACGTTACTAAGTACTATCCTACTGATGACCTTACATGGGAACGCAAAGACCAGTTTAATATGGTAAGTCTTTCTACTTTAGAAAACGTTTCAAAATGGACTGGGGCTTCTGGGTCTACTGTAACTGTACAAACTGGCGGAACAGTAAAATTTGGAACTACCTCTATGAAGATTTCTGCTACTGGGGGCGGATCTGCAACTACAACTGTAAAACTTCCTATGGGGGCTGCAAAGGGTGGAGAAGATATTGCAGTTTCTACGTACGTTTATGGACCTGCAGGCCTTTACTCTTTAAGCACTAATGGACAAAAATCAGGTAACTTCAGACTTGCAGAAAATACCTGGATAAGAATCCACACTGAAAGAATTGCTGTAGCCGGAGAAACGCAGTTTGACATAACTGTTTCTTTATCCGACGCAGGTTCTGGTACAAAGGTATTTTACGTTGACGGAATTCAAGCAGAGTATGGACGAGTACCTACGCCTTATATTGATCCAGCTCAAACTACTACTGCTGTAGTTCAAAACCCTTCTGATGCTGGAGAAACGGTTGCTGTAGCCAATAACTACATGGTAGGAAGCGGACGTAGTTTTTATGCAAACAGGTACATTCAAAAGTATGCTCGTTTAAAATCTACTTTAAACAAATTTATGCCTGCTGGGTCTACTTGGTCTATTGAAACTCCAACAACAAGTATTGCTTTTCCAGATGTTGAAAACAACCTGGCTCCATCAGGTTCATTTGAAAACTCAACAAGTGGCTGGTCAGGGGTAAGCGCATCTTTAACTAGAACAATTGCTAGAGGAAGCGTCTTTGATGAAACTTTAGTTCAAGGAGCTGCTTACTGTAAAGTTAGAGCTAGTTCTTCTGGAACATTTGGTGCTATAACCGACTACATCCCTGTAGAACCAGGTAAGGGATACTATCTTTCTGCCGCAGTTCGTCCAGAAAACGAAGATGCTTACGGAACTTACGTACTTAAGTTAAAGTGGTATGACTTAGCTTTAAACTTTTTAAGGGAAAAAGACCACATCATAACTTTGAATAGAAGCGATAGATGGGCATACCTAGACATTGTAGCTCCTGGATCTAAGACAGTTAATATTAATACTGTTGCCGTAGCTTCAAACGTAGTAACTATTACTACTGTTGGAAATCACGGATTCTCAGTAGGAGAAGAACTATATGTCGGTATTAACGAAGGTGCTTTTAACTCCATAATTGGAAACGTAATGATTACCGCGGTAACCGCAAATACGTTTTCTTACGCAGCAACTTTTGCAAATACCGCGGCTACTGAAATAAACGGTAGAGCTACATTTGCTAACACTAGCGTTGGGTTTGCAAAAATTGAAGTAACCTGTACCCCATCGGTCTCAGGAACCGGTCGAGTCTTCCACCTTGACAAGGTTTTGTTTAGAAGGTAGGTTTCCCCTATGACTGAACTTTTAGTAGCAGCTTGGGCAACAGCCTGTCTATTAACGGCCATAGAAGAACTATTAATATCCCTAGGAAAATGGAGGGGCTTACTAGCCCTCTTTATGAGCACAGTAGCCTGTTTTGTTCTTATGCCGATAGGGTGGAGTTTAATTTTCTACGTCCTTGCATCAGCCTTTGTAGGGTTAACCTCATCTGTCATTATTGAGAACCTTGTAACCGGCACCCCAGATAGAATTCAACGCGGGTTGCCAAGAAGGGTACCTCCCCTATAGAGTCTGCTCCCACAAGGAGGAGATTATGAAATCAGATACAGATCCAAGATTATCTTTACGTGCCCGAGGACTTTACAGATTTTTTGTTGAAGTGGGGCGAGTTATACCAGCACAAGAATTAGCTGATTCTGCTGCAGTTCCTGAGGGATTGCACTCAGTTGAGTCTGCCATGAAAGAGTTAAAAACTTTTAATTATATAAAGGCAGTAAAATATCAGGCCAAGGGAACTACTCAATGGCGTACTCTTTTAAAGTTCACTGATGAGTCGTTAAACCTATTTATGCCTGAATTTGCCGACAAGCGAATTTCGCCTGTTCTGTCCACCGTTAGTACTAATAGCTATAGTGATATGTCTAGTAGTTTAGATATAGATACAGTTACTAACGTAACTGTATCTATAGGGGCTGCGCCCCTTAAAGAATCTGGAGGAGTAAAAATGGCTTGGCCAACATTTGAAGATAACACAGCCCCGAAATCCAAGGTCAAGTCTTTGGATACTGACGATGATTCCGGCGCTATCGGAAAAGTAAGTTCGTTAAAGGTTGGCGGTGCTCGCCCTAAGAAAACTAAGGTTGAGCAAGAAGCCCGTAACAGAATTAACGTTCCAGAAGAAGACTGGACTACTGGAGACATCGTTGCTGAGTTCTATGACTTGTACATGCAGATTCATAACGGTGCGCCAAATCAAGTAAATGGCAAGCATTTGATTACTTGGATTAACAAACGCGTTGGTGAAGGCGTACAACGTATTGATATCCTTACAGGAGTGCGCAGGTTCTTTGATGATCCTCGCGCTGTTGCAGACCCAGGTACAGGGCTTCCAATTTACCAACGCTTTATGAAATACTACGGAAGCGTTCACGGAATTGTAAGTCGAGTTGACGAACCGATTGGTTTAGACGAAGATACGCTAGCGCATCAGGAAAAGATGCTGAAACTATTGGAGAGCTAATGTACAAACTTGAAGACGTTGCTCCAAGTGTTCGTGCACAGATCAGAGCAGCCAGTCTCCCAATGAAAACCATTGGGTTGGAGTTCTCTGACCTGACCCCCAACCCAGCCTTTGAAAAAGTGCAGATGTGGATTAAATCTGTACTGGCTGGCAAGGTTGTGCAGGCGGCTGGAAACCCCAATTGCGGCAAGGGATTGCTATTGCTAGGTAAACCTGGTCACGGCAAGACTACTCTGGCCTCTGTGGCCCTCCAGGAGCTTCTAAGAGGTATGTCAGCTGAGTCTTGGGGGTCTCCAGATTTGACCCCAAGGCGCCCAGCCCTGTTTATGGACTATCCCAAGCTTTTGCGCCTTCAGAAGTCTCAGTGGTCTGACTTTGACGACAGCGTAGAAACTATGATCAATGGGATCTATGGAGACGGTCCCAAGGAAAACCTCATTCGAACATTTGTTCTAGACGATTTGGGTAAGGAGCACAAAACTTCTTCCGGTTGGGCAGAGGACACGTTTGATGAGCTGTTACGGGCTAGATTTAATTCTGGCTTACCGACTATAGTTACAAGTAATACACCACTTTCAAAGTGGGGGACGAATTATAGCGAAGCAATGGCAAGTTTTGCGTATGAAGCTTTCATACCAATTGATGTAAACTCAGGAAAGGACTTACGCAGATGAGGACAGCAATGAACAACTGGCAAGTGACACAATTGTTTCTATCGGAAACAGGCGTGCACGAAGTGGAGATGAACACTGACTCCCTTAAGTTGCGCTGCAACTGCACCGGGTACGGTAACCGTAGTTCTTGCAAGCATGTTCGCTTTGTTCGTGAACGTATGGACAAAAACGGTGGCATCTACCCAACACAAATTTCTAACCGCGCTTCAAAATTAGAAGCAACAGTGGCTAGTAGTGATCCCTCGTCTTTTCGTAAACTGTTGATTGAATACGGCAAGATCGAAGTAGTCTAGTGCGTAACGGGGATATCTCTAATGAGGTTCCTCAACGAGTTATAGTAACTCTAGACTGCGTTATCGATCGTGCACCGACGGTAAAGAAAGTTTTAGGGATTCCTGTATTCGGAGAAGAGAGCCAATACAACCGTCAGTCCCTTTCCCTGTTCTGGCGATTTGCAGATAAGTACGGATACACTTTAGAGCTAGTTGGCTTTGGTTATTCAAAAAAAGAAATGGAAGAAGTTTTTGAAGATTTAAATAATCTTGGGACTAATCCTTTTAATTACGTAAACCGTTATAATTCTGTAGCAGATTTAGTAGGAGAATTACCGTACCGTCCAGAACTAAAAGGAGTTGTGGATATACCCTCTAGGGGTCTAAGGTATGGCAGTAAATATTTAGAGATGGGGCGATTGTAATGGCAGCAGATAACGAAGTACGGCTTCTGTCTAGAGCTATCCGCACCCGCGATATTTCTTCAATGCTTGAAGCCGGTGTAAACGATGATTGGTTTTTTGTGGAAGAGAACAGAGCTGTGTGGCGTTTTATTCGTCAACACTGGACTCGTTATCAAGAAGTACCTACTGGCGTTACTGTTCTTGATAACTTCCCTACTTATCGATTGTTAGCTGTTGATGACAGTCTTGAGTATTTACTTGACCAGTTAATTGAATACCGTAAACGTCAAAGCACTATTTCAGTTGTACAAGATGCGTCAGAGGCAATTGCTTCCGGAGATCACAACGCTGCTATTGCAGTACTTGGTCAGGGAGTAGCAAAGCTTCTTGATGAGGGTGCTCGTGAGACTACCGATATTGATCTTACAGATAATGCTACTCAACGTTTTGAGGAGTATCTAAATGTTAAGACTCGACCAAATGGTTTGCTAGGAATTGCAACCGGCTTTAAAACAATCGATCAAGCAACTGCTGGCTTACAACCAGGTCAGTTAATTACAATCATTGCTCCACCTAAGACTGGTAAATCGGTTCTTGCATTGCAAGTTGCAGTTAACGTTCACAAGGATGGCTTTGTTCCTTTGTTCCAATCTTTTGAGATGAACAACATTGAACAACAACATCGACACGACGCGATGCGTGCCCACATTGCACACTCCCGGCTCATTCGCGGGGGCCTAAATAAGGATGAGGAAACTCGTTATATGAAGGTCCTGGAGGAGATGGAGACGATGCATAAGTTCTAC